AAGACACTGGTTGCAGCCGTTGCTCGTATATACGAACCAGGTGTTAAGTTCGACAACGTTCTTGTACTTGTAGGCCCACAAGGTATAGGTAAGTCAAGGATAGTTGCAAGGCTGGGCGGCGAGTGGTACAGCGACACATTCGGCAGTCTGCAAAACAAAGACGCGATGGAACAGCTTCAGGGTGTGTGGATTATGGAAATTGGGGAGCTCGCAGGTTTGAAAAAGCAGGAAGTGGAGACAATCAAATTGTTCATAAGCAAGCAGGAGGACAGGTTTAGAGTCGCATATGGAAAGCGGGTTGAGACGTTTGCACGGCAGTGTATTTTCATTGGAACAACAAATGAGAGGGCTTTTCTTCAGGATCCTACAGGGAACAGGAGGTTTTGGCCCGTATTAGTGGGTGTCCAAGCAGGCTTCGAGCGCTCCGTACATCTTACAAAGAATGATGTTGATCAGATTTGGGCAGAAGCGGCAGTTATGTATACTATGGGAGAAGAGTTATATCTTACGAAGGAGGTTGAAGAGTTGGCAAAGGGTGTTCAAGAAATTTATACAGAGCAGGATGACAGAAAGGAAGGTATCATACAATACCTGGAAACACCAGTGCCTAATAAGTGGTATGACCTTAATGTTTATGACAGAATCAGTTACCTAAATGGGGATGAAACAATTGGTAAACCTGAAATGGTTAGAGACTTCATAACTATACCTGAAATTTGGCTTGAACACATGAGAGGTAAACAAAATGATATGACCCCTTATAACATTAAGTTTATCAGAAATATCATGAATAAGTTACCAAACTGGGAGCCTAAAATGTTTAACAGAAAACCGTATGGCCATCAACGCGGGTGGGAGAGAAAAGTAGCAACAGTAGCAAAGGTAGCAGACTTATTATAAAACTTTTCAAACAGTTCGTTTATGCGATTTTGGAATTTAAACTTGGTAGCAAAATTAATAGTAGCACAACAAAAGTGTGGTAGCGGTGCTACTTTTTTTTGCTACCCTTGTGTTACTCGCAAGTTATTGATTTTCAAATCTTGTAGCAATAGTAGCAAAAGTAGCAGTATTTTATTTGATTTTTTAAAGGGGCAGTTATATATACCTTTTTTGTATAAATGCCGTTTTTTAAAAGTTTCCGTGCGCACGCGCGTATACGTACGCGCGCGGAATTAAACTAGGATTGTTATGTGGATAAAACCTAAAACTAATTCAGAGAAAACTATTGAGTCAAAGCTAACTGATTTAGTCAAAGCAAAAGGTGGATTGTGTCTGAAGTTTGTATCACCTGGAAGTAAGGGTGTACCTGACAGACTTATCCTTTTACCTGGAGCTAAAGCTTTGTTTGTTGAAACTAAAAGTTTGGGCGATTCGCCTAGCCCTATACAACTGTATTGGCATCGTACCTTAAGGAAACTGGGATTTCAAGTAGATGTTATAGATACGAATCAAAAAGCAATAGACTATGTCGCAAATTTATAAGCCTCACCATTATCAGGAATTTGGGTTCAATCATATTATAGACAATCCTTTTTGTGGGTTGTTTATGGATATGGGTTTGGGCAAAACAGTTGTTTCACTTACAGCCATTAACCGTCTGATCTATCAAGAAGCAGAAGTTGAAAGGGTATTGGTTGTAGGTACTAAGCGTATTGTACGTGGGGTATGGAAACAGGAAGCACAAAAATGGGAACATCTTAAGCATCTCAAAGTATCGATAGTTTGGGGTACACCTGCTGAGCGTATTGCAGCTTTGAGAACTAAAGCTGATGTGTATTTGATAAATCGGGAGAATCTTGTATGGCTGGTGAATTTGTTCCAATCTAAATTTCCTTTTAAGGTAGTGATCATTGATGAGTCATCCAGTTTTAAGAGTCATAAATCTCAGCGATTTAAGGCATTGAAGATGGTAAGGAAATATATTGAGCGCATGGTACTGCTTACAGGTACACCAGCGCCTAATGGGTTGATTGATTTATGGGCACAACTGTATTTACTTGACGAAGGTGAGAGATTAGAACATACCTTATCGGGATACCGTGAAAGGTATTTCACATTGAAGAATCCGGGTGAATTGTTTTCTGGGTATCGGCCTAGAAAAGGTGCAGAACAAAGCATATATGCAAAGATTGAGGATATCTGTGTCAGCATGAAGGCAAAAGACTATCTTGAATTACCCAAGCTGATTGAGAATGATATTCAGATTGTTCTGGATAAACACGTACAGCAACAGTATGATAAGTTTCAAGAAGACTGTATCATGGAGATTGCAAATACGGAGATAACAGCCTTGAATGCGGCAGCACTGAATACAAAACTGATGCAGTTTGCTAATGGGGCAATCTACCATCCTGATCGGGAGTTTACTGTTTTACATGACTCAAAATTGGATGCTTTAGAAGAGATAATAGAGGAAGCAAATGGTAACAGTGTCTTTGTGGCTTATTCCTTTCAACATGATCTTAAGCGGATTAAGAAAAGATTTCCTCATGCACGTATGCTTAACAGTCCGCAAGATGAGGAAGATTGGAATAATGGTAAAATAGAATTGTTAGTAGCCCACCCAGCATCAGCTGGTCATGGATTAAATCTTCAGGATGGTGGGCATATCATCGTATGGTTTGGGTTAACCTGGAATTTGGAATATTACCAACAGTTTATTGCAAGGTTAATGAGACAAGGACAGAAGGTACCTGTTATAGTACACAGACTTATAGCTATGGGTACAATAGACGAGAAGGCAGCCATATCATTACTTAAGAAAGAGAGAAACCAGGATGATTTGATGGAAGCAATTAAAGCACTTATTGATATGTATAAAAGGCGATAAATGGAGTACCTGCCGTCCCCACCACTCCCGCCTATTTCATTCAATAATAGAATTGTATGTAAAAAATTATAAGCCAAAATAGGCGGCCCAGAATGGCTAGCCTGATTGAAAATAAATTTTTTTAATCAAAATATAGGTTGTAAATTTGTAATATGCAAAACTTAATAGACATCGTAATAAAGGAAATCTATGATACGTATCCTGACGATACGATTATGGGTGATACTTTATACAATAAGTGGATAGACCTATTGGAAATGGGCGAACTGACTACAGTGGCGGAGGTTTATAAATCTATGCGTGATAGCTTTCCAGGTGTACAACCTGGGCAAATCAAGGGTCATCCCTTACAGTTACGTTATAGGTGGATGAAGCTTATCAAGAATGCTTTAACTCTAAGGTTAAATCCTGGATTAAAAACATGGGAGGAAGTGGAATCACAAGCATTGCCTTATAGCCTTAATGGCACAATGGATCAACAGAAACAGTATTATGATCTATTTGGCAGTTATGGGTTAAAAGAATATTTCCTATTTTCACTGGTAGGGAATGTGTACTATCCGAAACCATAAATCAACCATAATGACACGTATCAATGTGGGTATACCACCCAAAGAATTACATCAAAAGCATTTGCTTGCCGAGCATCGGGAAATTAAGCGCATACCTAATGTGGTTAAATCAGGTAAGGCAAATTTGGGTAAAATTCCTACTAAGTTTACATTGGGAACTGGGCATGTTACCTTTTTCTATAATAAACTTGGGTATCTTCTCAAACGGTACAGAGAGCTTTATTCTGAATGCAAACGTAGGGGATTTGATGTAATGTTATACACCGATGCCTGGGATAATATCCCTGAACACCTTATGGGAGATTGGGAACCTACAGAAGCCGATATTGGGTTAATCAGACAACGTATAAAAGAAAAAATAGAATCATGGAACTAATACATACACACGGAGGAGTAAGAGCAAATTCTGGGCGTAAGAGCCTGCCTAAACCTGATAAGAAGATGCAGGTCTATCTCATGGTTAAGACTTCAATAGTGGAGGATCTTGGAGGTAAGAAGGCAGTTCAAGCATTGATGGAGAAGATGATCATTGAGGAACACCAGAAATTCATCTTTGGAGAATCTGGACAGCCAGATAAACAACCAGGGTAGAATTAAGGGCAAATTTCCTAGAAACGAAGCCCAAATGCGCAACGTATACGAAATGCAACTGGAGGGTGCACTTGTATACGTTGAGCATTTGGGCTTCACTCTGTTGGCTAATTGGGTTAAATTCCCGCGAGGTGCAACTCAAAAGCCACTTTGAGGCACTCAGTACAAACGTGGGCAGTTTTAGGGAGGAGGGGCGCATAGTTATTTCCCAGGGCAGCACCAAGCTTACCGCACATACTGGGATGACCTACTTCATTCCTGTCAAGGATATGGGGATTGAGGTCAAATTTCTTAGCATAAAATTCATTGGGCTTTTGGGCGAACTCAGATTGTTTCTGAGCAGCAAATTCTTGGAAGTTCATGGTTGATTATTTTTGGGTTTATTAGATACAATTAGGGCATAACACATTAGGGCCATACCCAGGAGCATCATGGTCAGAATGCCATAAGGCAATGCCATGGAAATAAGATTTGGGCTCATTGTTTTCTGAGTTTGTGGGTCAATCCCTTCCCAGTCATTTTCTCTGGGATATATAAACCTTGGGGAGTTTCCCTGATTTTGGGGAATTTGGACGATTTGGCCTTTAGTTCTTCCAGCCCTTTGATTGAGGACTGCAGCTGTTTCAATTGTTCCCGCAATTGATCGGTGTTGAGTGCTGTCATGGTTGATTTAATTGAGGTTGATGACGGTCCCCTTAAACCACCTGGCGTGTCCGCCAAGTACGTTCCAGGCGATCAAGATACTTGCTTCGTAAGGTTGAAGACTTGTGGCACGTCCCAGGACTGATCCAGGGGTGATTATCCACAACTCACTGAGGGTCATGTTCATGGTTGATAAATTAGGCACCCTGACTTGTAAGGTCAGGGTGCAGGTTAACAGAGATTAATTGAAAAATTCGAAGTGACTGGGGAGGGTAGTAAAACCGTCAGAATGGAGCCAGGAGATGAACCTGTTGAGTAACTTTTTCATGGTTGATTATTTTATGGTTATTGAGGATGTCCCTCAACGGGTTAAGCGGGCTTCTCAGCCCGCGTCCACCCGTTTCTGCGATCTTACTCTGCAAGGTCATTTGCAGGCAGAGCCGCGATTTCTTCTTCAGTCAGGATTTTAACCTGAGAGGCCTCTTTGTAGTGCAGTTTGCCTCCGCTGCGGGTTACATAGTACAGGACGCCTTTCCCTGTGATCTGTTCCCCTGCTTTGTTGGTGAAGGTTACCATCACCCCTTTGGTTTCTTTCGCAACTTTAGGTTTTTCGCCTTTGAGAAGGGCTTTGAGGCGTTTTTCCTCAGCCTTCATTTCATCGATCTTGGCTTTCACCTGATCAGGAGTAAGTCCCTCGATCAATACTTCCTGTGCATTCTCCTGGGAAGTTTCATTGTTAGTTACGATTGTTTCTTCAGTTTGAGCCTGAGTGGCTGTTTTTGTTTTTGCCATGGTTAGGTCAATTTTTATATTTAGTAATTAAGAAATACAATGTAAATATAGAACACAGTTGTTGATTAAAAAAATATTTAGTGTTAAAGTTTTGTTAAAGAAATGTTAAAGCTTTGCAAGTAAATATTTTTGAACCTTGAAACCAGGTAACTAAGATTGTACTTGGTGACTTGACTCTAGGAGTACTTGACGACTGACGTTCGAAGTTCCCTGGTTTCAAGGTTTTTATTAATCATTCAAAGAGCTTAGTAATTAAATACAATGTAAATATAGGACTTAGTTTTGAATTAAAGAAATATTTTCTGAAAAACTTATTAACATTTTACCAGGTAATTTGTTAATAATCTAAGTCCCTATTTTCAAATAACTTTGTAATTAAATACAATGTAAATATAGGACTTATTTTTAAATATATATCAGGAAATGTGTTAAAATTTTGTTAGGGAAATGTTAAAGCCACAGTTTCATAAGTGATTGATCCTCAAGCACTTTTTCAAGGCTCCCCTCAAATACTTTTTTAATATGTATACCCAGCAAATAATTTAAGCCAGCTACGAGTCCCTAATACGATCTCGTACAACGCATACCAGAACGAATACGGAACCCATTACCGATATCCAGGCTTAACCCATACCCACCTCCAGTTAACAAATCATGATCCCTATTTGAATTTAAACACACATAACCAGAACCAATACCAGTCCCATTACCAGACCCAGGCTTAACCCAGATACCGATCCAGATCATCATCCAGAACCAGCCACGGACTCCAGAACAATATCCATAAGATCGAATCTGGAACCCAATACTGGATCCAGGCTTAACCCAGACCATCCTCCAGTACTAGAACATAACCCAGTGCTGAAACTAAGATTTGTTGGTTCCAGAACCAATACCAGTCCCATTACCAGACCCAGGCTTAACCCAGATACCGATCCAGGTGCCCAAGTCGAGTCCCCAAATGCCCTTTTGTGTTTTAACCCACGTCGTTTTTCGTCGCGGTAATTAAATCCAACTTCTAGGTTATCCCCCACACAGGCAAATAACCCAAGCCAGCTACGGACTCCGGAATCGTTCTGGAGCCAACCCTGGTTGCCGATCAGGCATCCTGGCAGTCAATCCAGACCCATCCAGCAACCAGCAACCAGGAACCAGACCCGGATCCAGGCTTATAACTAAACAAGCCTGGTAGCCAGCAAGCCACCCAGACCAATCCCCAAAGACTATGACACTGTGTCGCTTCCAGGCACCCATACCAAAAAAAGGATGACAACTTGGCACTGACCCCAGGGGCCTAATTAGAACGGCTGGAGGCACCGGGCACTTTGGCACTTTGGATGTCTAGGGTACTGCCTCATGGCCTTTCAAAATACGGGCAGGAAATTTTAAAAAAATAAATATTGACTAAGGTGATTATAGTTGTCAACTTAAGTGCTATTTTTGTGACAAACCTATTTTTTAATATGGCAGCTATTTATGATAAGTACACGCACGTAAACAATGGTGCTAATACGAAGCTCGCAGACGTACGCCCTGAAGTGCTCAAAGCCCGCTTCTTAGAATTATTTGCTAACACAGGTAGTATCTCTAAAACCTGCGATCTGTTAGGCATGGTTCGTAGAACTTTTTATCATTGGAAAGCTAATGACCTTGAATTTAAAAAGAAATTCGAGGAAGTAGACGAAATGTGTCTTGGCATGCTCGAAGACGAGGCTCATCGTCGTGCAGTATTAGGCGTAGATAAACCAGTATATCAAGGAGGCAAGATGGTCGGTTATGTGCGCGAGTACAGCGATACGATGCTCATTGTACTCCTTAAAGCACGAGCTCCACATAAATACAAAGAAAGATTTGCCGGTGAGTTAACTGGAGCAGATGGTAAGCCTTTGACCGGCGAGCTTAAAGTGATCCATGTTAATTCTAATATACCTTTAGCACATGAGGAAGCAGACCTTATCATGAATAAGAATGTAACAGACCTACCGTTCGAAGACGTACCTAGCGGGGAACAGGTCATCCAGGAAAATAAAAGAATTGAGGGCAGTAGTTTGAATATATCGGATATAGACGAAATCCTTAAATAAGCACCTAATGATCTTACAAGTATGTGAGCCTCTTTTTTCCGCGAATAAAGAGTCTAAGAAGAAAAAGAATGTAAATCAAGGCGGCACTTCGTCAGCTAAGACTTATACTATCCTTCAGCTATTATTCCTTATAGGGATAGAAGAACCTGGATCTATCATCACTGTTGTAGGACAAGACGTACCGAACCTTAAGAAAGGAGCTATACGAGACTGCTCACGTATCGTGGAAAGCTCTCCGTACCTACAATCGAAATTACGAGATTATAAGAATACTAAAGGGTATAATAAGACTGACCGGATATATGAGTTTAAGAACGGTTCTATCATAGAGTTTAACTCTTATGATAATGAACAGGATGCTAAATCTGGTAAACGTGATTATCTGTTCGTGAACGAGGCAAATGGTATACCTTATGAAATTTACTTCCAGTTATCTATACGTACTTCTAAGAAAGAATTCATTGACTATAACCCAACCAGTAGGTTCTGGGTACATGAAAGATTAATAGGCAGAGACGATTGCGCACTGTTTATATCAGACCATCGTCATAATCGTTTCTTGCTACAAAGTCAGCACGATGAGATTGAAGGTATTGAGGATCCAGAATTATGGAAAGTATATGCACGTGGTATGACAGGTCAAATCCACGGCCTTATCTATCCTAAATACACTATCATCGACGAGATACCTTATCACTTTGAACGCGCTTACGGATTAGACTTCGGATTTAATCACAAGACAGTGCTTATGGAGATAGGCCATGAGAAAGCTAAAGGTAAAGAGAAAGGCAAGTTAGCTTGGAATGAGCTTATATATCAGTCTGAAATTACTATAGGCGATCTTATTGAAATGATGAAGGAATTTAATATAGGCAAAAAACCTATTTATGCTGACCATGCGGCACCTGACAAGATTGAGGATTTAAAAAGAGTTGGTTACAACATTCACAAAGCTGACAAAGATATTAAGAATGGCATTGACTTTGTAAAACGTAATGGCTTATATGTTACTAAGAATAGTACTGGAACTGTAAGTGAATTACGATCCTATAAATTTAAGGTTAAAGATGGTATAACGTTAGAAGAACCTGTTAAGTTTAAGGATGATGCAATGGATGCAGGTCGTTACGGTTCTTATACAGGTTTCAGAAAAAATAAAGGTATATATGTTTCTGATAACATGACTGAAGATTTAGGGTACGATGATAGTATGTTAGAAGCTGTATAGCTTACCAGATGTTAATAAATTTATTTTTAATTGTCATATCAATGTTCTATTTTTATATTCCTTTTCGTTGAAATTTTATTCTAAACCTCAAAACATGTTTACCATGAAGAAAAGAATCGCAGTATTCCTGCTTCTCGGTGCCCTTCTGTCGGTGCCCTCGGTTAACGTACACGCCCAGCCCCTCGACAAGGATGTAGGCGCCGTGTACGCTAAAGCCGAAAAAAAATGTAACCTGAATAATTTCGAAAATGTGATCCTGAACCAGGCCCCTGTCCCTGCCGCGGCTGAAGTCTTCCTGCTGGAGAGCTATCCGCTGGAATATACCTGTATCGCCGCTGGAGCAAATGACTGCCTGGAATTGAATGTACCGGTAATTACTCGCCTGGAAGTGCCCAAAGTGGCAAATACCTATAATCTTATGACCCCGGCTGAGACCCGATCGTGTAAAACATATAAATCTACAACGTTCCATTTACCGGACAAAGTCTAAGGACTATATGGACTAAATAAAGGAAAAGCCCCGTCAGTCAGACGGGGTTTTTTACTATGCTTAAAATAAATTTTTATTTGTCATACCTATATCGTATATTCGTATTTAATTAACACATCTTTTGTTATGAGAACCTCAAA